CGGCTCCTGTGGGGTTCCACTTTGTGACTGGGAGCATAACTCGCTTTCAGCGTGTTACTGCTTCGGAGACTTATTCATTCTCCGAGCGGACAACTAACTCACAAATGGACGAGAAAGGCAGTTGTACTTACGGGTACTGCTGGATGAATCGTGCCGTGTGGGTCGGTTTTCCGACACCCTCACTTGGGTTGAAAAACCCTTTAACCAGCCTCAGCCGCGGTGCTAACATTGCATCCCTGCTGGCGCAACTATTGCGGTAATCCTACCGCCTTCGGGGGCTTCATGCCTAGCTACGTTCCGCTCGTCATCAATGACGGGAAGTCGACTCCAGTCGCTCACACCTTCTCCCCTTCGGGGATCAAAGAAGGCATCCTCGCACTGTTCGAGGAAAAGATCGGTGTTCCGATCGGTCGTAACACCGTTGATGTCAGCGTGCGTAAGCCCGTTGCCAGCAATGGTATGTTCCGTGTTCGCGTCACTTTGGCTCTGCCAAAGGTGAACGTGATTGATGGTGTTCCCACCCTCAGTCATACCAATCGTTTCACCAGTGAGTTTCTCGTTTCCGAGAAATCCACTCAGGATGAGATCAACGATCTCTACGCTTTCGCCTACAACGGCCTTGGCAATGCCTCGGTCCGCGACGCGATCCGTACTCTGACGCCATTCTTCTCGTAAGAATAGCCTAGGGTTCCTGATCTTCTCAAAACAGCATTGATCGTCTCTCGGCGATCATGGAGTCTTTATGTCTAAAGCTCAAGTGACGGCTACTGCTCCTGACGACACTGTGTTAGTGTTGTCCCTCCTCTATAAAAGCATGGACACCCCGTATTCACGGGTTCTCCGTCAACACCTGATCAAAGGCCAGACAGATGAGCTCCTCGCCCATCCGTTACCGTCCTTTGATACAGATGTCGACACTTTCCGCCGTAACTGGCTCGCCTACAACCTCACCCGGAAAGCCACTTGGCTGCCCGGTGCAACAGATGAGGTTCGTATGGCGCGCTGTCTCGCCGGTTGGAGAGAGGATGAACGCCTTAATGCTCTTACCAACAAGGTTCATTATAAGCCTTACCCTTCCAGCACATCTGTGTCTGGTCCGTCGTACGTTCATCGTATGGCGGAGAAAATCAAGGGTTTACTTGGCCCACTTGACCTTGACTCGTTACTTCCCTTCTTGGGTTTTTCGAGTGGCTCGAGCACACGCGTTAAAAGAAGCAAGGGTCAACCTCATAATAAACTATGGGGGTCTCCCCATGTAACGCCGTCCGCACTGCCGTACGCCTTAGCGCTCCGGCGCTTCTCTACCTTTTGGTCTGAGAACACCCCGGACGACGCTCCTTTTGAGCTCGTTCCCGGAGGTGAGTGGTTTGCGGTACCCAAAAATGCCAAAACGTTCAGAAGCTGCGAAAAGCAGCCTGAAATTAATCTCCTCTTGCAGAAGGGCGCTGGCGGTTTCATACGCTCGCGCCTCAAGACTGTGGGGATTGATCTTAACGACCAATCGGTTAACCAGAAACTCGCGATGGCGTATAGCCTTAGCAATTCTGGCTCAACTATCGATCTGTCTAGCGCTAGTAATAGTGTCTGCAGGTCTGTCGTTAAGCGTTTGCTCGGACCCGACTGGTTCGACCTCCTTGACGCACTGCGGTGCGAATGGGTTAGGGTTGATGGAGCGTGGCACCGTCTTCACATGTTTTCGAGCATGGGGAACGGTTTCACGTTCGAGCTCGAGTCTCTCATCTTTTGGTCCGCATGCGCGGTCCTAGTTGAAGACTCAGCTCCGTCCGATGGCAATACCACCTTCAGCGTCTACGGGGACGATATCATCGTTCCTCGTTGCGTCACAGGTTGGCTTATCGAGCTCTTAAACTGGCTCGGTTTCCGCGTCAACGAGGAGAAATCTTTCGTTGACGGTCCCTTCAGGGAATCCTGTGGCGTACATGCCTTTAAGGGCGTTGAAGTTACTCCTTTCTACTGCTATGACCGCATTTCCCAAAAGGAAGAGCGTATCCGGTTGGCAAACCGGCTTCGCATGTGGTCTGCTGTTGATGGCATCTGTGATAGCCGTTTTTACAAGGCATACACAGCTCTGGCGTCCCCAGTACAAGCGTACAAAGGTCCGAGTAGCTTCGGAGACGGACACCTATTCTCGCCGACCTTCGGTCGGAAATGTAGGTACCTCGTTAAGAGGAGTCGCACAGTTCGCTCATGGAAGGAACCCACCGGGTACCTCTATGCGCTAATCAAGGGTTTCACATCGCCTCCGGGTGACCCGGAACTCCTTGAAACTGTACGCGAAACCAGATATGGTTTCGACAGCGTTATCTTGCTCAACTACCCCGAGCGTTATGATAGCGTTTGTTCTATCCGTCAACATGGTTCTAGGATCTGTTCTAACGACCGTTCCGTCCTAGACGAGTCGATTGAAGCAGAGTGGCGCGATCAGTCGCGCTACTATTCCTATGGGGGACGGGATCGCTCCTGTCCTGTGTGGCAC